ACAAGGGAAAGAAAGTATTTTACAGGAGTCAGTGTGACAGTTGTGCCCGTGGTGCTACACCCAAAAAACCTAGATGGTATCAACTAGGTTATAGACAAAAAGACTTTTGTGAGAAATGCGGATTTAAAAGTAAAAACGTAAAAGTCTTTAATGTATTTCACATAGATGGAAATCTGGATAACTGTAGACCCACTAATCTCAAGACAGTATGTGCGAACTGCCAACGTGTACTACATCAGGAAGGTGTTAAGTGGCGGCAGGGAGATTTGACACCAGATTTTTGATCTCTAAGTATAGGTCGTCGATACTGCCATTGTTGTCTAACTCTGCATCAAACTTTGTACCTACCCATGCTGTTTCGCTGGCGTGAATCCCCATAGTTTCCAATTTAGTTTTACTAGAGGACCACATCATATTCCCGTCAGGTCCACGGTTTACGTTTACTGCGGCGTCATACCATTCAGGCAATTCGCCTCGTTTAATCCATACAATCTTGCCGCCGGCGCGACGAATACTGGCAATTTCGTTAGGGAAACGGCAGTCGGAAATCACTATATTATCTGAGGAATTGCGCAGTTTGTTTTCTAAACTAGCGATCCAAGTGTCATCATGAAAGCCTCGGCGACATACTTCTGTGCCCCAATATTGCAGTACCCACCGTGGAGTTAAGTTGGGCATGTTTAGTCGTTCTGCCCACCATGGGTCTACTTGTTCACGCCATTCACGAGCAGTTTTTGTGCGTCCTTCCAGCATGGTGCGATCCCAGCCAAATACTGCGGCTACTGCATCTTTTAATGTGTTGGCAAAACTTTCTCGTCGAAATTCGTGAAAATTGACCAGGTAGTCAGCAACAGTGTCTTTGCCCGAACCAATAAAACCGCACACACCTATAATCATAGCGTCTCCTCAGATAACGCTAGTATATAACAGTTTTATTACACAGTCAAGTAGTGTTTAACCAATAATAAAGGTGTATCCGCGGCCGCCAGCAACTTGAGTAATTAGTTCTGCTTCTAATTTTTCCATTTCGGCAGAACCTTCAGATTTCATGGCTGATCCATTAAGTGCTGTGCCGCCTTGTGGCCCGGCAATTTGAGCAAACTTCTCGCGAGCCTGTCCTAGCATAAGTTTGCAGTTGGCCAATGTGTAATCTTTAATCCACTGTGTGGCGTAGACATCATTAAGAATACCAATGTCGGGACGATAGTTATAGCAGTAGAGCATTAGTTCTTCGTCACTGTTACGTGGACGTTGTAATAATGTAAGTTTGTGACTCTGGCTATGCCACTTAAACTCGATGAATGCGCCAAACATACGTCCGATCATTTCCTGATATTGTGCAAATAATTCGTAGGTTAATATTCCGCCCATGTTACTAGAACTCAGCAAATATGTGTTTGTATAGGCCAAGTTGAACGGTTCAAATATTGTGCCGCCCTGGCCGCCGCCAGTTCTTGAACCTATACTTCTACGAAATATACTGCGTACCTCAATGACTTCTTTAGGAAGTATGTAGGTATTTTGATCTTCTACTGTAGTTAAGAACATGTAACTTTCCTCTACACTACTGTCTCCGCGCTGACGGTATTTCCCTAGAGCACGTTCTAAGGCTGTTTCATAATGTTTAGGATCTAATTCAACATCGATCATGCCGTCGCCCAGCATGTTACGACAGTAGTCATATACTGCTGTCTTTGCCTGTTGTAATTCGTTAATTTCTGTAGTTGGCATGCTTTATCTCTTTATCTTATATTTACCGTTTATTACACCGTGCCATACAATGTTATCCAACCGTCATTAGCACTATAGATAATTTCTGCTGGTCCGCTGGCAACGGTGATTTGTTTACTATTGTTAATAGTTAATGTACAGAAGTTAGAAACGTTTACAATGACCAATCTCTGTCCTGGCATTCCTGCGGGTAAGTTAATATTGTGCGTGGCTGATCCTGAATATCCGAGTGCGGTACTAGCATATAATAGGTTAAAGTCAACTTCAGTAAGGGTTACATCTGTGTTAATGCCATCGAAATCGAATGTATATTCACCTTGAACAACCGGACTAGCGGCTGTGGTCTGTACAGTACCGTCTCCAAACTGTAGTGTTCCAGGTAGTTCTGTTGTTGCGTCATTTCTAAATACCCAACTGTGCTCAAACGCATCACCCGGTTCTAACATTTCAATGCTGAAATCCCTATATGTAGGATTGCCTTCTTGATACGCACTACCAATGATTACCCCGCCAGGTGTTACTAGTGTACCGTTAGATGTAAACTCCCAAGGCCCGGTCTGTAGGGGCGTAGTATTTCTAAATGTATAGGTAAAACCTGCAATAAATTCAAAACCTGGAACATTGATACTACAGATATCTCCAGGAACAATATCAGTTGATACAACTGGCAACCATTCTGGTGCTACTTCTGATCCAGCATTAATTTCCCAGTTTGTATTAACTACGGTGATATCATCGTTTGCAGAAATATCTACGACAAGAAGGTCAAGACTGCTGCCCACGATTGCTTCTGCTGATACAGTTGGATAACGACTGGTCTCTATAGTTAGGTCTTCATTCGTGGCCACAGAAATAGTTCCGCCATTGTCTGATGGAAATACGAGATCACTATATAAAAACACATCACCAGATGCAGTGATTCCGCTAGGTAGCGAAAGATTGCCGTCGGCATCAAACACAAACTCCATTGAAGAACCTTCCAGATTATTTAGGCCGATAGTTATATTGCCATTGGATCCTTCGTTGTAGTTAGCACTTTGTATGATTAGAGGATAGGTACTAGCACCTAATCCAGGATTGGCTTCAGCATACTGAACACTCCAATATAGGCCACCATCAAGCACACCTGTCACAGTTCTCTGTACATCATTACCGAATGTAATGATCCATCCTGCCTGTACTTGATCAGTATCTGTGTTCTTGGGAATTTCTAATACGCTGGCTCCGCCCACATAGTCTACTGTGTCTCCGGCAGCATTTAACGGAACTTCAATAATAGTACCAGCGGCTAATACAGTCTGGGTATTTTCTATGGTAGCACTACCCGGTAGTCTTAAACCGCCTTGACCATCAAATATCCAAGCCTTGCTAGAGTCGGTGTTTGCGTTGGTAACTAAAGCAAATCCGAGATCGCTGAAGATAACTACTCCAGGTTCGTCCTCGCCTATTAGACCGTTACTACTGCCTGGCAGTTGTAGACCGCCGTTGTTGTTAAATGTCCAAGTGCGTGTCTGACCGTCAACACCAAAGTCTGTAGTAATAGTCACACGATCGTTGATGTCGCTGACTCTAACATTGTTCTTTTCACCGCCTAAGAATAAATCAGTATTACTGCCGTCTATAGTACCGCCAGCACGGATGTGAATGTGGTTGGGCTCACCGCCTGTGGGGTCTATGATAAGATACTGATCGTTGCCGTAGTTGCCGCCGTTTCGATGTAGTACAGCATCTGGTATTAGTTTAATAGTATCTACACCAGTACCATCACCGCCGTCGGCATCACCGCCGTAGAATGTACCTTTGCTTAGTACCTTGCTTCGTAAGTGGGTACGATTACCATCAAACATCAACAGTTCTGGTTTGATAGCACCATTGTCAGTATTTTCGTAAATCCCTATCTCACCAAAAGGACGAATTTCGTCACTGTCAGTGTTGTTAGCATCATTGCCTTCAACTTGACTTACATTTAGTTTTCTTACTCTTGTCATTTATTCTGCCCCTAATTAATCGTATGTTTGTGAACCGTAGAACACCTTGGCTGTCCACTGTACTCTTAGTGTAGAACCTATACCGTCTGTGCGACGAAAGTTGATAGAACCTTCGTTAGTCACAAACCATAAGTCGATAAACTCTGCGTCACTGCTGCCACTGACTACTTCAGTGTGAGTGACATGTTCCTCACCGTCATCGTCTACAATGTGTATAGTTCCAATAACAGTACCGGAAGTTGTGTAAGCGTGATAGTCTATAACAGCACCGCGGAAGTTAGTACTGCCTCCAGGTAATTCACTCTTAGACCACCATTGTACTGGCTCACCGCCCACGCGAGTTCTATAGTAGACCGTGTCATTGATGTCAACTACTGGCAGTCTTGCTTGATTGTTAAAGGCAACTTCTACATAATTATCGGAGGTTCCGTAAATGTAGCCTGTGACCCAGTTAGTTTGATCCAGTGAAACTTGTATATCGTAGTAACCACTCAATGCTATAAGGTCGGCAAGTGCTGTGCCAACAGCATTGATTCTGATTTGATTAGTATTGCCTGAGTTGCTTTCGTAGGCTGTACTAGTATAAAGGTTTATTACTTTCTGCGTTACTGCTACACTTTTGTATCCGTGAACTTCTTCAATCCTGCGGTTGCCCGGAGCACGAAGTTTAACACGCCCAATGCCTTCAGCAGATGTTAATCTTGTGCCATCATCAAAACGGATTCCGTATTGTATATTATCTAAATCTATTTCTTGACGAGTGTAGGCAAAACCACCACCACCAGCATTCTGTGTCCACTGCGTGAACTTGACAGCATAGTATTTGCCATTGTCGGGCAAGTACATTACACATTCAGTGTCCACAATATTGTTGCCCAATCCGCCGCCGCCAAACGCCGCTAATAAGTTTGTGTAGGTTCTTGATTCAACGTCGCCGAAATCTGCCCAACCATCTATATTCCATAGTGTACCACTTGGACTGACTGAACTAGTCCAACCGTCATCTCTGTAGGGGTTGTATATACCTTGATTGCTATTACGAGTAATACCTACACCAGCACCAAGACCGTCGTCTGCGATTAGAATGTCAACTTCATTGCCGTTGTCAGTATGAGTAAAACTAACCAGTGCGCCAGCGTAAGGATTTTGTGGAGCAACAATGTTAATATGATTAACAGCATTGTCAACAGTCTGTTCTGGTAAAGCGGCATCGTATATAAATCCTGCTTCAGTGGTACTGCTGCTGTCTCCTCCGCTTTCACCACTAGTGCTAAGTGATGTGGCGCTGTTACCTGTAACAAATAAGCCAAATATCGCTGTGCTGTAAACAAAACTGTAGGATGAGCCTGTGCCAAAGGATGTGGTGCCATCTACCACAGTCTCTCCACCGTTGTAGGCAATGTCTTCAGCAAGGTTGGTATTGATGTAGTTGGCAGTATCGTATTGATCTGCTCCGCCATCACTGATGTTATTTGTAGGCCACGCTGGTACTGGGGTAGGTAGTGTGCCTGCGACAGTAAAATTTTCAATGCCAAATCCGTCAGTAACTAATGTTACAGTAATGTCATTGTCTGGACTAACTAAAGGTGTACCTCCTGAGCCTAAAATGTTAGTGCCTAGAATCTCAATAACATCACCTGTTACATATCCGCTTCCGCCGTTCCACTCACCTAAGCCCACAGTATCGGTGTCTATGTTATAGGTTAAACTAGAGACTGAAAACCCTGTGCCTACTTGATAGTTAGTACCAGTAACTGATTCGTAGAGTACTGAGGATGCTCCAGCGGCAGTTCCTGTTACACTAGCACCAGTGATAATGCCATCACCATCGATTGAAGTTATAGTTATAATAGCATCGTTGTCAGGAGTCAACCCGCCCAGGTCTGTTCCTAAGATTTTAATCTTGTGCCCTGGAAGATAGTTGTTTCCAGGTGCTGAAGCAAATCCTAAAACAGAATATGTACCTATTCCGTCATCACTTATGTTAAATGTAGCACCGCTACCTTCAACTAATGTACCACCACCAGTTACAGGAAAGGAGGTATTGTAAGTAAAGAATTCAAAATCAGTGTATAGTCCACCTACTGCTGATGTTAATTGTTGACCACTAGCGTAGAAGGCTGTCTTCATTTGATCTACAGTATTGTAGACGCCCGCTTCACCGTTGGTCAGTATGACATTGTCAATGATCGCTTCGGCAAATGCCTGTAACTCGCTTAGAGGTTTGGGACCATTAGCATCGCCATAGACCACAAACATAGCCAGTACATCACTAGCGCCTAGACCGTTAACTTCAAAGTCATCACTGTTGGCAATAGGGTCTATAGTTACTGTGGGATTTACTGGCTTGTGTATGACAATCTTATTAACATTGAGTTCATCCCAGTCGCGGTTGCTGTGGATCATGCCATAACTGACCTGTAGACCTTTGTAAGTTCCTGCTGTTACTGCTGGTACTGTTATTGTTCCTAGTCCTTCTCCACCTAATACAGAGTTACCGTTGCTGTCTAAGATATCGCCACCTTGTGGTAGTGTTAGATCTCCGGAACCGTCAAACTGCCAAATTCGTTCGTTGTCACCTTGATTGGTAAGGATTCTTACCGGGGCAGAGTAAAAGCCTGCTAGATTTTCTTCTGTCCAAGCACGAACAGTTAGACCATCTTCGTCTTGTCTAATTCTACTGTTAGAGCCGCCAGCAGCCGCACCGTAGTCCCATACGATACCTCGATTAATGCCGCCAGTTTCGCCGCTGAATGTTACATTACCTGTTTCAGAAAGAGTGAAAGTTTCTGTAGTGTTGACCAAGGCATTGCTTCTTAGGTCACCTCCGCTCAATACTGAGTTACCTTCACTGTCCAAGACGTCACCGCCTTGAGGTAGTGTTAGACTGCCGTCTGTACCAAACACCCAACTGTTATCGTTAGATGTGAGTTTGATAGCACCTAATGACTTAACTGTAGATGGATATTCTGGAGGGTCGTTCATCTCTATATTAGCAGTCCATCCTGCTCCGCCTGGTAATACAACATCAGTTAGTGTTACTGTTAATGTATATCCAGCAACGCCGTGTATTGATTCATCAAATGTAAATGAGTCGCCTGATGTATATCCTGGATTAACTAAGACTGGAAATATATTATCGAGAGCCAGCGGTGCTACACGGCCATCAGTGGTATAAGCATATTGACCGTGTAGTTCCCAAGGTGTATCAGTTAGCGTAAGTGTGGGTTTACTAATAGTTGGCACATAGTTTGATTCAGCAAACGTTAATGTGAAAACCGGTGAGGTTGGACTTGGTACTGTTAGTGTCCCAGTTGAGCCAAGGCTAACAGTTTTACTACCGTTGACTAAACTACTGACACTTCCAGTCCACGCTGTAGTCTGTGTAGTTAAGTTTGGAAAAGTTAATCCACTGTTTACATTAAAACTCCAATTAGCACTGGCTTCACTGTTTTGAGCAAGTATGTCAACCTTTCCGTCAGGGTGAATAATCATCCCGCCACCAAAGATGTTGTCTGCGATCTTGCCGCGAATGTCTATATATTGTCCTGGAGCACCCCAGAAGGATGTTGTACCGCCAGCACCGTCATAGTTAGTGTCTATAACAGCACCACCTGGCAGGGTAAGATTACCAAGATCGTCAAATGTCCAATTGTATTCACCAGGCCCAGTGTTAGTTGCAATTACAAAGTTGTTGTTCACTTGATTAATATTAGTACGGTTACCGTCGCCAAATGCGATAGCAGAAGGTGCTATTAGTGTACCATCTGCACCAAGACTAACAGTATAATCACCGTTGACTAATTGATTAGTTGATGTAATAAATCCAGCACCGTTGGTTAACTGATTAGTGTTTGTAGGGATAGTGGGTTTGTTTAATATCTGCGCTACTCCACTGTTAGCAGTCCAGTCAGCCTTTACTTGAGCAAAATTTACACCGTCTGTAAGTGCCAAATAAATTTCATCAAAATTTTGATTAGTTTTATTAAAGGCATCACGGATGATATCCCCATCTTTACTATTAGCGTTCGAGCCAACGTTTATCGTTTGTTTTGCCATTGTTTTTCGTCCTAGGAGTTACTTCAACTAGTATTTATCGTGCGCTAAATATAATACTATGCCACGCTTATCACTTTACCGCCCTGAAAAAGGCGCAGATTACAAGTTTATTGATCGCACTGTCTACGAGATGTTTCAAGTAGGCGGTGTGGACGTCTTTTTGCACAAATATATCGGCCCTGCTGACCCCAGCGATCCCAATAAAGCCCTGGGCGAAACATATATTCAAGATGTGCTATTTTTAGAAAATCGCGACAGAAAATACGATGCAGATGTTTATACTCTGCGTGGTGCATACAATGTACAAGATACAGATTTTAACCTTAGTCAATTTGGATTATTTTTACAGAACGACACTGTATTTTTAACAGTACACATTAACAATAGTGTAGATACTATTGGACGAAAAATAATGAGCGGTGATGTGGTAGAATTACCTAATTTAAAAGACGAAAATGCTTTAAATGATTTTAAATCTGCTCTAAAAAGATATTATGTTGTAGAAGATATTAATCGAGCCGCAGAAGGATATAGTGCTACTTGGTATCCTCACTTATATAGATTAAAATTAAAACCTATAATTGACAGTCAAGAATTTAAAGATATTCTTACACGCCCAGAAGATGAAGATTTGTTTGCCGGCGATTGGTCTGAAACAAGAACGTATTATGCTGGAGAAGTAGTAAGGTATAATGGAACGTTATATGTTGTTAAACCAACTGTTGGCACTGAAGGTACAACTTTAGAGCCACCAAATCTTCAAGTGTGGAGTAACTACAACGATAACACTGTACGAGATTTAATCAGCACTTATGAAAAAGAAATGCAGATCAATGCCGGCGTTATTGCTGAAGCAGAATCTGACGCGGAACTAAGTGGATCTGACACTACTCATTTTTATACATTATCTGTAGACCAACAAGGTAGATCAGCAGTGGAAACCGCAGACACTGACATTAATGTTGCCAGTGCTTTTGATGTTAGTAATACATCGACACCACCAATCCGAGATGGTTATAAAGGCTATCTATTAGAAGATGGTATTCCTCCAAATACCTCAGACGGGCAGTTTGGATTCGGTATTCAATTCCCTCGTGGACCAGTTAAAGGCGACACATTTTTACGCACTGACTACTTGCCCAACAGATTGTTTAAATGGAACGGTAACAAATGGATCAAGCAGGAAGATAATGTACGTATGACTCTTTCCAATACTGACGATCGTAAAACGCTTAAGACTTCCTTTATTAATAACACTTCTCTCAGCGGGATTTCTAAAATTAAAAGCGATGTTATTCGTCTCGATGAAAACAGAAATCCGTTCTTTGAACCTAATAATGGAACTGTTAACTTCGTTGTTAGTAGTAATTCATTGTTTGTGTTAACAGATGTGCCTTATCAAGAAAACATGTTTGTAGAAGTGTGGCTAGATGAATCTAGCAAAGCCACTGATATTAACCTGTCAGACCAACAAGGATTTTTAGCATTTACAATTAATCACTCAATTTTAGAAAGCACAATTATACGTTGGACAGTCTTTGATGAAACTGTTGACCAACGACAAAGCCTAACTAAGGCTTTAAGAAAAATTAAACCAACGGCGGACAATTAATTATGCAATGGTTCTATGACGGACAAATAAGAAGATATGTAGGACAAATTGTCCGTATGTTAAGTGGTTTTAGATATCAAAGTCTAGACGGTAAACAAACTACCGTTCCTGTAATGTACGGAGATTTAACTAGACAAGTAAGTAATATTATTAGAGAAAATTCTGAAAATAAAATTCCTAGTGCTCCTAGAATTGCTGTGTATATCAGTGATTTAGCCATGGATAAAACTAGACTATCTGATTCTACTCATGTTAGTAAAATTCATATTAGAGAACGTGAAAAAGTTTTTGACAGTGCTGGTAATTTTGTAGAGTATGCTCCAACACAAGGCAGCGGTTATACAGTAGAACGTTTAATGCCTACACCTTATAAACTAACTGTTAAAGCCGATATATGGAGTACTAGTACTGATCAAAAGTTACAAATTTTAGAACAAATTTTAATGTTGTTTAATCCTAGTTTAGAACTACAAACGTCTGATAATTATATAGACTGGACTAGTATAAGTGTACTGGAAATTACTAATATTCAGTTTAGTACAAAAAGTATTCCTGTAGGAGTTGACAGTGATATTGAAATAGCATCTATAACTTTTGAAACTCCAATTTATATCAGTCCTCCTACTAAAGTTAAACGTCTAGGTGTTATTCATGATATTATTATGAATATACACGATCAAAACTACGACATAGATGTCACTGAAAAAATTAACATAGGTGGGTTTGATATTTTTGTATACTATAACACCGATACTGGACAATATAATGCAGAACTATTAGATCCTAAAACTGCACTAGTTGCACTAAAAGAAGATGCGGCAAAATTGTGGCAGAAAAATGGTGCCGAATTAAATTGGAGAGTATTGTTAGATCAATACGCTGGGAAATTTAGAGCCGGTAGTACACAAATTTTTCTAGAACAAGCAACAGGAAATTATATTGTTGGCACTGTGGCATTAAATCCTGCAGACGAAACAAAATTAGTTATTAATTTTGATCAAGATACTTATAATACTAATACTCCTATACTGTGTACACAAACAGACATTACTAGAACCAACGTAGATGCAATCATAGATCCAGAAACCTATAATCCAGGAGCGGTTACAGGAAATCCTAGATATCTAATATTAAATAATATTGGAAACAATACATCAGCATGGGGCGACTTTATTGCCAAGGCCAACGACATTATTGAATGGACTGGCACGCAGTGGGTAGTTGCACAGGCCTCCGAAGAGATCGATGAGATAATTTACACCACTAATCTTAGAACTGGAGTACAGTATAAATTCGAAGACGGCGAGTGGACTCGTGCGTTTGAAGGCGAATATCAGAAAGGTTCTTGGCGAATTGTGCTTTAAATAAGTACTGTTATGACCAGCATTAGTAGAGAACAAATTGTTTGTAGCGGCGCATTATTCTACGCTAAATCTACACGAAGATTTCTACTGTTACAAAAAGCCACAGGCAAGCATCGCGGAACATGGGGACTTGTCGGTGGCACCAACATCGAAGGAGAAACTGCTTGGCAAGGCCTTCAACGTGAAATAGCAGAAGAAGTTGGCGACATACCTGCTATTATTAAAACAATTCCTTTAGAAACATTTGTCAGCAACGATAGTGTGTTTAATTTTCACACATACCTTTGTGTAATTGACAACGAATTCATTCCTACACTAAGTAGCGAACACCAAGGATGGGCGTGGTGTACTGTAGACGGTGCTCCTAAACCATTACATCAAGGTCTTAGATCAAGTTTTTCAAATAAAACTATACGTACTAAACTACAAACAGTATTTGATATTGTTGATTTGATATAAAAAATGCCCCTTGCGGGGCATTTTTGTTACATACGTCCTACCACTACTTCAATAACTCCACTCTCTCCGTCGAAGTCCTCCAGTGCTTTACCAATTACTTGGCCCATCTTTGGATCTTCTTCTGCACGAGCATAGCCATTGCCTGCGGCAACTAGCATATCACCCTTACGGATCTTGCCAGTTACCTTACAAGGTACACGACCTTGTAGTGCTAGAGCAACTACAGTTTCGCCTTGTAGACCTTCGTTCATTAAGTGTGCTGGGTTGGTAGAAACAACACCTGCTACACGACGTGTACCGTCTGCGGCTAATGTTACTTCAGCATCTCCGCCAAACATAACAACTGTGCCTGCTTCATACTTGACATCACCTAGATAGTTTTCTGCCAAGTCAGCGTAACGTGCTGTTGTTGCTGTACCACGGAACAAGTTAGCGTAAATGTCACTTGATCCATCACGTAGTGCAACTGTATTGGCACTACTTGCAGTATTACCTGCATAATCTGTAGCACTTACACGAATGTTAGTTGCGGCACTTGCTAGTCCACTTAAACTTGCAGTAATTGTACCTGCACTGAAGTTACCGCTACTATCACGTGCAACGACTTTACTACCGGTGTTGGCGTTTGTAGCATCGACTGCTAGAGTACTTGCGGCACTACCGTTGTATGTTGTGCCAACACTCCATGTTAGGAATGAACCTGCTGTTAAACTAAACAAGTTGCTACCTAAACCTACACCACTAATTGTACTGTTGGTTAACTTAGCGTTAGCAATACTTCCTGCTAACATTGTGTTAGTTACACTTCCAGTGTCTCCTGTTGTAACGATTGTACCACTTACGTTTGGAACTGTTAGTGTGCGAGTTGTATTAGCAGTTACGCCGCTGACATCAAAAGCCATTTTCTTAGTATTGTCTGCATCGTCTTGGAACAATGTAGAACTATCAGTAAATGTCTTGTTAGCAAATGTTTGTGTACCTGTTAGTGTAGCAACCGCACTAGTAATACTGATTGTGCGAGCAGAGCCACCATTAAACGTTGTTCCACTGTCTAGTTGTAAACCAGTGCCAACTGTCAAGTTGTTAGCAAGGCTAGCCGTTACTGTTACTGTATCTCCTAAGTTAACCAGTGTACCGTTGAGTGTAATACTGCTGTTTGCTAATTTGCTATTTGGAATACTTCCGGCCAACATATTATTAGAAACTGTTCCCGTGTCGTTATTACCAATTAATGTACCGCTAGTTGGTAAAGTAACACTTGTAGTATTAGATACAGTAATAGTTGTATTAAATGATCCGGCAGTAGTTAAATTACCGCCTAGTGTAATTGTTTTACCTGTGTTAGCAACACCAGTTCCGCCGTACTGTCCAGCAATTATGTTTGCACTCCATGTACCGCCTGTTAGTGTGCCAACACTGGTCAAACTAGAACCTACAACTGTACTTCCTAGGGCAGTTGCACTTAATACAGCAACATTATTGACTTTGTAAGACTTGCCTGTTGGGATATTAACGTGCTCGTTTAGTGTCCAGTTTGTATTTGTTACGTCCCATAAAATTGTATGGTCTGTGGTTCCTTTTAGTATGATACCGCCACCATCTGCTACAGCATTAGTTGGGGTTGTACGTTGTGCTAACTGGATAGCGTTGTCTGCTATAGTAACTGAAGTAGCACTTAAAGTTGCATTAGTACCACTTAATGTTACATCGCCGTTAACTGTTAAATTATTTCGAACAGTTGTTGTACCAACTAAACTAGCACCAATTGCAACGGCAGTGCCTGCGCCTGCAATGTTAACAGTAGTTGCATTAGTATTAACTAAATTAAATGTTGTAGCAGTTGTAGTGATGTCTCCACCGTTTACAGCAATGTCGCCTGCACTAGTGATATCTGTTGTAACATTAATACCACCGGCTGCGGCAGCACCTAATGTTAAACTACCTGCACTATTAATTGTAATTGCACTGTTTGTACCAGTAGGGCTGAAGTTAATAAGTTGCTGGTTTTGTGTAGCACTTAGATTGCCGACTAATGTTGTTTGTACTCCAAGAGTACCGATGGTAGTTGTACCAGCAGGTTGAATACTTACTGTACCTGTGCCGCCTGGGCTTAGGGTAATAACGGCATCATCACCAGTAATTGCCAACGAACTATTAAAGTTAATAGCACCAGTAACAGATAAGTTACCGCCAACAAACAAGTTTCTAGTAATACCTGCACCGCCTTGAACTTGTAACGAACCGCTGGTAGTATTTGTACTGTTTACATCGCTGTTAAACAATGCACTACCCGCAGTAACACTACCCGCTAAGTTTAAGTTAGTTGACCATGAGGGAATAGATCCGTCAGAACTTAAAACACTGCTAACTCCACCGATTGGTAATTGTGTTAAACTTCCGCCAGCACCTGCATACAACATATCTCCTTGTAAGTATGTTGTTAAGCCGGTACCACCTTTCAATACAGGAACTGCTTTGCTGAAGTTATCAGGATTGGTATAGTATGTTCCAGGCTGACCGCCTAAGAAACCCGCATCGATCACACCTGGCTTAATGCTTACGTTACCAGTATCTGCGGGAATATTTGTTGCTTTACCTACAGCAAACTGACTCTTATCAAATGATGATACACCTGGATTTGTAAAGTTTGGTGTACCACCGTCTCCATCCACTTTGTCAACATCCAAAATTGGGATATTGTAGTAGATAGTGTTGCCGCCATCTGTATATGTGTCGCCAGATAAACTAATTGCAGTGTTGGCATTTTTACGAATACCTTGTACTGCATATGACCAAGTACTATCTCCACGTAAGAATGTTTGTGTATTGGCTGTACCGCTACTTGCAAGTCTGCTACTAGCAAATACTCCAGACACAATGTTACTTGCATCAAGACTGCTTACGCTCACAGTTCCCCAATTTGCAGATAAACTACTGCTGGTGTTTATGGTTCCTGTAAATGCAACGTTTTGAGTTGTCAATGTTGCTGAGCCAGATCCTGTATCTGTAAATGTAATTTTACTAGCAGTTGTACCTCCTGTGCTGGCTAGCGCATTTGTTCTACTAGTGTGAAGAGTAAAAGTATTAGTACTTACACTACCAACAAAATAGTAAGAGTCAGCAGTTAAGCCTGCTGGCAAATCAGCGCCTTCAACATAGACTGGGTCTCCTGTGGTAAATCCGTGTGCGGCTTTGTATAGGAAACTTAAACTTGTAGAACCAATACTTACAGTGTTACGTGTTAAGGTATGTGTACCTGTGGACGTTGCAGTTAATAACACTTGATCTGCGGGATTCAATGCATAATTGGTGTATAACTGAACAGCATTTGTATTGATTACTTTGATAAAATAAGCACGGTTATTAGTTAATCCGCCATTGCTTGTGTTACCTTGATTACTATACTGTAAAATAGCACCGTTGGTTAAACCGTGACTAGTTAAAATAATATAACCAGTACCTGTATTAATATCTGTATTACCACTAAAACTAAATGTGGTAAATGCGGCAAGATCGCTAATGGTGGTAACTGGAGCATTGTTGTCTTCAAAATAATCGTTAACTGCGGTTGTAGCATTGAACTTGGTCTTACTTCCAACTAGGTCAACATATAGTCTTGTATCTGCGCGATTAGCAGTAATTTGGAATCCACTACCTGTGCCACCAATGTTACTTGCACTAGCACTTAATACGTTACCTGATGCATATCCACTGCCACCATTTACAATAGTTACATCTGTAACAGCGCCGTTGGTTACAGTGATATCTGCTTTAGCACCAGTACCGCTACCGCTAACATTTGTTAAACTTACGTTAGTATATGTTGTACTTCCGCTGCCTGGTGTATATGAACTACCACCAAGTAAACTACTTAAATTTAATCCGTATAGTACACCTGCACGATATTCAGTAATTTGACCTTGCGCTAGTCCAATTGCACTGGTAATTGTATTACCGTTTGTGAAACTATGTCCAGTTCCGCTTAATATTAAGAACTGGCTGCTGGTGTCGTTGTTTAAGAAATAATTATCAACGATTTCTGCAACAGCAGTTAATCCGCTTGGGTAGACTCCGGTAACGACAGATCCGTTTTTAATAATAGTTTGTGCGGCATTGTCTTCTGTAAACGTACCAGTTACACCGTATAGTGTTACACTTGTGCCGCCTGTTACTGCTTCTTTAACACGACCCGATCCTGTTGTTCCGGTTTGTGTAATTAAATCTCCAACTACTGCGGTCAATGTTCCGCCTGTTAATGTTAGAGTTTGTTGTTGATAAGTTTCGCTGGCATTGTCACCGTTGAATACTTCCACAGTTGGAATTTTTTCGCTTAACAATAAACGACCGCCAAATTCAGTGGTTGCGTAAGTTGTAACGCCTCTAAGTGGAGGAATTAAGTCAACGTTGATTTGACCAGAACTGTTTAACTGAACAAGTGCTCCTGCAACTGAGTTAGTTGAAACGTTTTTATCAAGTACGCTACCTAATCTGTTATTGATAAAACTGCGAATAGCCTTTTGTGTTGTCAACCGACTGTCGCTGGCTCCGCCAATTTCATTATCGCCTAGCCCTGTGTCATTACTGATAGAACTAATTTCAATACTAGACAATGATAGTCGTAGCACGTTCAACTGTCCAACAGTAACTTCAGTACGGAATGTAATCTTACCAGTGTTGTTTTCAGCCTTAATAAAGTCACCAACTAAGAAGTCACCTGCTTCGTTAGTACCAGATGTATAAACTCGTCCTGGTAATTCTGTGTATTGCTGGTAGGCTAAAATAGTTTGACCACCGTTTTGTGGTAGTGCATTATAGTCTGTACCTGCTCCTGCGAATTCCCATGTGTGTGAAGAACTGTTCAAGATACTTGGACGATGGTAATTACATTTAAATCCAATTGTACCGCTTGGATTTTGAATTTGGCTTGCAGTTCTTGTACTGTTTGTTTTTACCACTGCGGTATATAAATCTGTGCGGTCTTCTACAGATACTATTGGTATTGCTGTGTATGTACTTTGATCTTGTGTGATTGTACTTAATGCAGTATACTTAATACGCTGTTGTTCTTCGCCAATGGTTGTTAATTCATTAGAAATAACAAGTTCACGTGTTGTAGTATTCCAACTTAACACATAAGCATTATTTGTAAATGCACCTGTAGTTCCTTGGATGGGTGCTCCAATTGCAAATACATAATCCGGACTTGCTGTTGGCAATGTCAGCGTTTGATAACTGTTATGGCTGCTAACCACCGATTCAACAAAGAATTCTTCAACGTTTTTAGCAATACGATGTGTGCCTATACCACCAGTTTGAATATCTGCAAGATATGCTAGACCATTGTCGTTAAACAATTGAATTGTATTAGCACTAATAACTTTAACAAAGTAAATACCGTTATCAATCAGTCCTAAAATACTAATATTACCAGATACAGTTAAGTCTGCATAATAATAAACACTATCGCCATTTAAAAAGCCATGGTCTGGAATTGTAATAATATTTGATACAGTATTAACTGCGCCACCTATTGCAAATTCTAATGGTAAGGCACCTGCGATGATAACACCGTTGCTGGAAATATCAATTTCATTTGCCAACGCACGTACTGCGGTAACTGTTGTAACACTGCCTAATGTGCCGTCGCCGCCAGTCTTGGTTAGATATTTTCCGACAGTAATGCCTGTGGTGTTAACACCGGTAAGTGTTGCAGTATAAGGACCACTACCTGCAATATTAGTAATGGTAGCAGTAAGATCCGCAATAGCATTAAATGCACGAGAATCAAAAGACAATTCTGTGCTTGCTACTTTAAAGTTACTGGTTACGTCTGCATCAGTACTAGCATTTCGGAATTTTAATACATACTGCGGGACGGGTTCTCGTTCTGTTCCCAATGTTGTTAACGTAATTCTTCCACCATTAGTGCCTGTGGCTGCGACAAACCCTTTATCAAATTTGAATACGTTTGGACTAAAACCACTTGATCGTAGTGCATACAAACCAAAGTTAGTAGCAGAGTTGGTAATGGATAAGTAACCTCCTGATTGGGTATACGATCCGTTCAAACAGAAGATCTGGAAACAAGACACGATCTGTGCATAACCGTCATTGGTTACTAACCATCCTGTACCACCAAATGATACCATAGTGAAGGCGTTGGCAACCATAGACTTACCTTGTGGAGGTACGTCGCCTTCTACTGGATTTTCTTGTTCAATATTAAATCCTGGAGGGCTGATGTTAGGTTCTTTAATTTTTTCACCGTCTACCCAAATACCGTTACCGCCTAAGAACGAAATAATAGAACAGTTCTGAATGTACGGTGATAAAGAAATTTGCGGTCTATTTCTACGTAGACCAAAGTAGCCTGAACGATCAACTGTGTCGTCTAACGGATCATCAAACGCCACGCACCAGTTAAATGTATAGTTAGGAACTAAATTCTCATCTAGACCGTCTCGGAAAGTAAATCCTGTCATGTATGCGCCGTTACGAATACGGAACATGTCCTTGCCCGCATTCAATGGTCGAATAACTACAGAACGTAAACTATCACCTACCACAGACACTCTATCTGGAATAATAATTGGATTGTCAATATAAAAGTCACCTGCTGCCACTTGAATGGTAATAGGAACTTCTTGGAAACTGTTAGCAATCACTGTAGGCGCAGGTTCACCTTCAAAAATACCAATAATAGTATTGAAAAGTGATTCGATGTCGTTTAATGCGGCTGAACCACTGATACTAGGATACTTAATCTGTACTGGTTCTGCACCTATGGGTTGAAAGAACGGGCTAATGGTTTGATTTTGTACAATCTGTTTAGCAATCCTTTTGGCATACTTGTTGGCTTCAGCAGTTTCAAATCTCTGATCTGAAATAACCAGAGCCGCGCTGGTATTGCCGGCTTCATAGTAAGCAAGTCCGGCTTCAACACTTCGTTCGTTACCACCAAGGATAAAATCAAGAATTACAGCATCTAAAATTAATCCAGTATCACGAGAGCAAGTTGCACTATTATAAACAAATCCTGTAAAAGTATCTGCAATATACTGAACAACTGCATCGATAATTGTATTACGATTTGTGTTTTTAAATGCAGTAAAATTCGCAGTAATTGCACCAACTTGCCAACTTGTATCAGGTTCCACTTCTGCTGGTATTGTACCAATACCGTTGATAATAACACCTGAAATAATGCCTAATAAATCAGTTAGTGCGCCTGCTTCAACAGTTGTAGCATTACTACCACTAGTAACTTGATTAACTGCTGTTTGATATGTGTCGGTGATAGTTACACCGCGTACAACTTTGTCTGTTAGATATGCTAGACGATCGATGGCTAACGAAGTAACACTTTCTTGTTGCGGAACTTGTGTGTCATAAGTACTACCATCTAAGGTAATCCAGTATGCGTTGGCAGCACCAACGGTTGCGCTGTTACCGCCGTATAATACGTCATAAGTTATTGCATCAACAATGTACCCTACATCTCTTGCACATTTGGTTTCGTCATAGACAAAATCTTGGAAAGTTGTTTGTACATAATTAAGAGTCCCGTCGATAATACTTTGACGATCTGCAACTAGTTCTAAACGTGCGTTTTGTAAATCAGAACTTGCCCAAGATAAATTTGGGTTAACTGCTGTTGGTAATACACCAACACCGTTTTCAATCACATTTGTAACAATACCTAATAGTGCTGTTGCGGCTGCTGTTTGTGTTGCACCAGCGGCGCCGTATGTAGTAGTATCTTGGCTAGCACCACTATAATTAACAATAAATGATAGGTTAACAATATCAGAAATTGTAGCGGTAGATCCTAATGTATCTGTTAAGGTCTTGCTAGTAGTTAATGTGATAGTGGTAGGAGGAGCGTCTAAAAATCCTGGGCTTGCTGAAGTAAATGTAACAGGTACTTCAACTCCATTAATGTATGCGTTCCAAGAAACTCCGCCGTTATATACAGATAATTGGCTTCTTAAATCACCGGCGCCAGTTTCTATAACCAAGGAATTTCCGGACCAACTAGTCACGCTGAATGTATCACTACCTACGGCACCTTTTAAAAATACTTTGCGATCTTGACTTGGAGTAATTGTTGTTGCTAACAATACGTCATCAACGATAGTTGCTAGATATTCAAATGCTTTTTTAGTTTGATAAATTTGATCAGGTACTTGTGTTACTGCACCCACCCAGTATGCATTTGCAGTGGTGCGTGTGGCGGTATTACCACCATATAAGATATCATATGTTAGACCGTCAACAATATATTTTACATCGCGTTCGCACTTTTCTTGATTGTATGAAAACGCATCGAATGTTGTTGTTAAATATGCGCTGGTATTTGTAATAATAGTAGATTTTGATGTTGCTAAAGCATCTGTAGCCGATACAATGTTTGCATTTACCCAACCTAAACTTGGATAAGTTGGAGTTGGTAATCCGGCTGGAGTTTCAGCAGTGATAACGTCTATAATTAATTGTAAATCTGCAGAAACTAAAGTTGCTTCTGCACTAGTACCTACAGTTGCAGTACCAACACCCGACTGTGTTTCAATGTTTCCTGTTGTTATTGTTACAGATTGACCTTGAATAATCTGCGACAGAACAGTGTTTAATCTGTTATAGGCTGCAATGGTTCCGTCTTTTTGCCCTGCTCCTAACTGTCCTAGTGTACCTACAAAGTAAGAATTAGCGGCAACAATACTTGCTGAATTTCCACCATATATTAAATCATAAGTTAATGCGTCGATAATGTAACCAACGTCTCTAGAACATTTTACACTGTTATATGTAAAACCATCAAATGTACTGCCAATTGTAGCAGTTGCAATTTCGTTATTAATCCATGCAATGATTTCTGCCTTAGCAAATTCTCTATTTGAAATAAGTTGATTTTTAGAATTGATAACTGCTTGAGTAGCGTTTGACGGATTAGTAAATGTCAACGGATCTGCTGAAGTGTCTGTAGACACTACTCCGTTTCTAATAATATCAATAACTTCATCGAAGGCTGCATTTACACGAGTTACAGTAGTTCCGTTCGCACTTACCACGGCTGCTGCCGCTGATTTTGCAAATTCAATACCTGCAATAGTTTGTATGTTCTGTCCACTTAAAACATACGAACTATTAGCACGTTGATAGGCCAATCCTGCGGTTATCGCATTAAAATTTGTGCCTAACGCGGCGTCGTAACGTGCGGCGTCAATGATAATACCGAGGTCACGTTCGCAGGTTGTTTTCACAATACCATTGTATATGTAACCTGCAAATTGTTTGTTAATATACGAACTAACTGCATCTGCTAAGAAATTACGGTTAGCCTGTAACTGATCTCTAGCATCAATTGCGTCCTGCGTAGCATTACTAGGTGCATTAAAAATAATAGCGTCAGTGCTGTCATCGCCTTCAGCGTTGGCAATAATATCTAATATTTCATCAAATGCCAATTCAACTCGTTGTGAGGCTAGATTTGCCACGGCTGCATTTAGAGTAACTGTATATGCGTAGAAATCGTTGAATACATCTGGCATTGTTGCCGTTGCGTCATATGTTGTTCCGTTATCAACCCATGCGCTAGTTAATGTAAGAATAGTAGTTACTGTTCCGCTTGGTCCTGGAACTTGAATTTTAATTTGAGAACCAGATGGTAGTGCTGCCAATTCAGCAAGGGCTGCGGTATTTGACCACAGAGACTTAAACAGTTGCAATGTACCAGTGGTGTACGTGGCCAAGAAACCAGCATCGTTACCGCTTAAAGAATAGTCAGTGCCTTGGGTAAATGTGTCTCCGTCGACAAATGTTGGAGTGCCACCAGCACCGCTGACTGATAATAATGCTTGACTTTTAGCGTATTGGAATGCGGCAACTGTTTGTAATTTTTGATTATTTTCTAAATAATCTGCATTAGCACGTAGATATGCGCGGCCCGCAACAACAGCATTATAGTTTGTGTTTAGTACTGCATCAAATCCAGCCGCGTCTAATAACAAGCCTGTGTCACGAGCACACTTAGTTTCATCATAAACAAAGTCTGAATAGTTAGTATTGATCCAAGCAATAACTTCTTCTTTTAAGAAGTTTTTATTTGCTTGTAGTTTATCTTTTGCGGCTATTTGATCTGTACTTGTGGCAGCAGTGCTTGGATATACAATTGCATCCGTACTGTCATCGCCGACGTCATTTTCTAAAATGTCAACAATTTCTGCAAATGCTGTATTATAACGACCAAGTGCTGTTGAGTTAGTAATATACGATAAGCCTTCTTGTTGTGCTTGGAGAATTGCACTCTTAGTTTGAAGGATTTGATCTTGAATAACTGTGTATGCATTTGCACGACGATATGATAATCCGGTAGTCACTGCCTTGTAATTAGTTCCTATTACAAAGTCTAATGCCACTGCATCAATGATTAATCCTAGATCTCTACGACATTTTTCTTCGTCGTATTGAAAGTTAACAAAGTTAGCATCAATCCATTTAATAACTTGGCTTTGAATAAAACTACGGTTGGCTTCCAGTAATCGTTTAGCATTAAATTTTCCCTGTCCTGGATCTGTAAGAGGGCGTAGACCTAAACTTGCGGCAATCTGTGCGGCACGTTTTAAACTACGAACCGGAGCATTAACACCGTCGTTAGTGTCATCGCCTTTACGATCACTGACATAAACTCTATTACCACCAAAACTATCTGGACTACTCCACTCTAAATTACCTTGACCATCTAGTGCTAATACACTTTGATCAATAGGTTGAAATCTAGGAAGTTTTATTTCATAACTAAAGTCAACATTGTCTGGACCTTTGATAGTTACAGTGTTATTATTTGCGGCATCATTAAAAATTAAACCTTTTTGATCTTTAATTCTAACATCATTAACAAACTCTGTGCCATTCGCAGTGACTTCAAATTCTGTAACATTATCTACTTTGGCAATAATCTTACTTGGTGTTACACCGCCGTTATCATTTGCAGTAATACTAGTATCACGTTCAAACGTTGTTTTAGTGATATCAAGTACAGTGTTGTCTTCTTTCTTTAAAAAGACTTTACCATCAGCAGTATTCATCGCTAGTTCACCCTGAACTAATGAGCCTGCACTTGGTGTTACACCTGCGTTGTTATTTCTTTTAAAAAGGATTCTTGATGCCATAATATTCCTCGTTTTCCTTGTCTGTTCTTATTTACCGTTTCTAAAATACACGTTCTTTAAAATGTTCCGCAATCGATGACGTCAGTCCAAACTGGTACACCTTGAGCAGTAGTAGTTAAAATTGCATTGCTAGTTTGTTGATTAGTTCCGGTATAGGGATTTTCATAATCACTACCTGCTGTACTTTGTATTGCATCAGTACTATTTCCGTATAGTATACCTTTAGCATTAAACTGTCCAGCACCAGTACCACCACTTGATACGCTTAGTTCGTTTTCAAACAAGACTGTACCGCGTAATGTTAACTGATTAGCACTTACGTTGCCTTCGACATTTAAATTTTCGCCTACGCCCATACCACCTTGAACTACCACAGTACCTGTAGTAGAATCAAGTGAACTAATACCAGCAGTGAATCTAGTTTGAGCGTTTGCTTCTAAACTTGTAAATCTACCAGCGGCTCTTGTTGTTGCTCCAATGCTAACATTATTAATAGTGCCAAGTGTTGTAGGATTTAAAATAAATCCGCCTTGAGGTTCGATAATAACTTGACCTGTACCTTGAGGACTAATAACGAAGTCATTATTTTCACCACTGGTATTCAAAGATGTTAGAGTTAAATTACCGTTGACTGTTAAATTTGATTCTAATAATGTGTTGCCTGTGACTGTTAGGTCAGTGTTGACAGTGGTTAATCCGCCAATACTTCCCATGCTAATGCTTGTTGCGGCACCACCAAAATAAATTGTTTCCGCAGTTGTGTCTGCAAGGAAGAATGTTGTATCAGTGACTGCTAGAGTGGATACACTACTATCACTGGAGCCTACTGTAATTTGGCCGGCCACAGCAAGATTGTTTCTAATGTTTACAGAACCACTTAATGCGCCCATATTAATTGTTGTAGCATCGCCGCCAAAATTAATTGTTTGTGCAATATTGTTCAAGAGATCAAATGTTGTACTTTCTGTTTCAACACTTTGTCCAACGTTTGTACCGCCTTGAAAGTTAAAACTTGTACCGTCATAACTAATTGTACCGCCGGCTAAGTCAATTGTACCACCGCTTAGATATAAATCGCGGAAGCGATTTGTTGAACTACCTAAGTCATATGTTACATTATCTGCTGGAATAATATGATTACTTACAGTTGTTACTCCTGTAATATTCAATGCTCCGGCAATATTTGTTGCGCTGCCTGGTGCGGCAATATTAACAGTGTTTGCGCCACCGGCAAAATTTACAGTAGTAGCATTGGTGTTAATTAAGTTAAATGTTGACTGATTGGTTGTTAAATCTCCGCCTCTTATTTCAACATCTGCGTTTGCTTGAAGAGCATTTTTAACAACAGTGGTACCAGTAGTCGCACCAATATTAACAGTTGTACCTGCACCTGCAAAGTTAACTGTTTCAGCAACAGTATTAATTAGATTAAAGGTAGTTTGATTCGTAGTTAAATCACCGCCTTTAAGTTGAAGGTCTTGTTCAAATGTAGCCTGGCCGTCAACTGCGAGATCATTGTTAATAGTTGTTGTACCCGTAGTAGAACCGATTTCAACTACTGTGGCAGCACCGCCCATATACAAGTTTTCTGCTGTTGTGTTGGCAAGATAGAATGTTGTATCTGCTGAATCAATAGTAGATGTTGAACCAGCACTACTACCAACAGTAATTTTTCCATCTACATTCAAATCGTTTTTAATGTTAGTTGCGCCGCTGGCGCTACCAATATTAACTTGTGTACCTGCACCTGCTAAATTTAACGTAGTAACTGTTGAATTTAATAAATTAAATGTAGTTTGACTAGAAGTAATATCTCCGCCGTCAATGTTCAAATCTAAGTCAACATCTAAATTATTTCTAATAGTTGTTGTTCCACTAGGTGCACCAACTTGTATAGTTGTTGCCGCATCAGCAAAATTAATTGTAGTTGGTGTTTGCAGTAAATTAAATGATGTTTGATCGGTGATGATGTCACCGCCTTTAACAGTTATATCACCGTCAAAGTTTACCATAGTTCCGGCAAAATTTACAGTACCTGTGGCATCACCTATATTAGTTACTAAGGCAGCACCGGCAAAATTAACACTAGTTGCTGTAGTGTTAAACAAATTCATAGTTGTGTTGGTAGTACTGACAGTATCACCGTCAACTTGTAAATTTTCTCCGGCAACAAGATTATTGTTGACTGTCGTTGTTCCTAGAGTAGAACCAATACTTACTACACTTGCACTACTACCCATGTTAAGAGTAGTTGCACCACTTGTTATAAAGTCAAAAACGCTTTGATTAGTGGTTATTTCTCCGCCATTAACTGCTAGATTACCGTCTACTTGTACAATTTGATTACGAAGTTGAACAGTACCTGTGGTTGCTCCGACAACAACACTGGTCGCAGCCTGACCAATATTCAGTGTAGTAGCAGTTTCGTTGATTAAATTAAATGTTGTTTGATCTGTTAATAGGTCGCCACCTTGTACTAAGATATCAAATGCAAATGTAGCACTGCCGTTAACTTGTAAATCGTTGGCTGTTACATCGCCGTTAATACCGTTGATGATAACACTGCTGGTGTCACTGAATACACTACCTTTGATATCTGCGATAATTCCTGTAGGAACAACCAATGTATTATTAATTGTTGTTTCACCAAACACACTACCAATGTTAAGTGTATCGGCTTCTCCTGCAAAATTAATTGTGTTGGCTGTGTTATTGACCAAGTTTAACGATATTGCATTAGTATCAATGTTAGCAGTTACGCCACTAAACACACCGTTAAGTGTAACATCTCCGTTAACTTGAAAATTATTTCTAATTGTTGTTGTACCGCTGGCTAGTCCTAATCCGTCAACTGCGCCCATAGTAATTGTTGTTGCATCTTTAGCAAAGTCAACAGTTTCAACAAAATTTTCAACTAGACTAAACGTTGTTGCGCCGCCAGTAATAATTGGTACAGAACCTTGATATTCGAATGCAGTGATAACACCGGTATTATCATTGGGTTCGCCACCAACTACTACTTTAGGTGTATTAACCGCGGTTACTCCGATAATGATATCATTGCCTGCCGCAGGCAATGTACCAATTGGATTGCCATCCAAACCGCCCAATGAAGTACCTAAAATGTATAACAAATCTCCAACGAACGGTGTTGCGTTTGCTACCCATCCTTTGCCGCCTGAGATCAATGTTAGTCTTACAATGTTTCCAGTATCTCGCTCAAATTCAAGTTCAAACTGTGCATCCATACCGTCAGTTGAAGTTGTGAGGCCGTTTTGTAATGCATTGGCTGCATTACCAATTACTCCTGTTGCAAAAATAATTGTAGTAGGTTTAGATGCGATACTGTTGCCGCCAATTCTTACCGGGCCTGTAACATCTAAATTATTTTTAACTGATGTTGTTCCGACTCCAGTTGTTTCTCCAATGTTGACTATAGTTGCTGTAGCACCGATGTTTAATGTCTCAACAGTATCGGGGTATAAATTTTGTACAAGATTATCACTGATTACATCGCCGTTGGTAATTAAGTTATTGGTGACTAGAATCTCATCATTGATGGTAACAGTGCTTAGTACACTACCAATAGTTACGTCGCCGTTAGGGAACAATGCAGTTTCTGTAACTTTATCAACACCTGCAACTTTAAGTGCAAATCCAGACAGCACATCAATATTTTGATTTGCGGTAAACGAATTTGTAGCATCAACCCAATTGAATGTTTTGTCGCTGGTGCCTTTAATGGTAATACCAGCACCGTCTGCTGTTAAATCTGTTGGACTTGCTACACTGGCTAGTTCGATATTTTTATCATCAACAGTTAATGTTGTTGAATTAATTGTAGTTGTTGTGCCATCAACTTGTAAGTTACCTTTGATAACTACAGTTCCGGTATTATCGCCAACGCCTGCTGGATCTATAACAAAACTTGCTGGACCTCGCAGTTCGCCTGTTAGAGTTGTATTACCTGTTACATTTAAATCTGTACCAATGTTTACGGTTCCAGCAACACCGACACCACCACTAACAATTAACGCACCATCGGTACTTGTTGTACTTGCAGTTGTTAAAGGAATTGAAACTGATGTTCTGGTCATGCCGGCAGTCTTTACACTGCCTGTTCCTGCAGAATTTTCTGCATAAAATTCTAATTCACCATTGCTGGCTCCTGGACTAGTTTCAGGAACAATATAAGTAAAACCATCAACAGATTTAACGCCCCCTAAAGATCCCCACGCACTTGCGGCATATCCTTCAAATGTTGAAAGTTCGCTGTTATAGCGAATCATACCTGTCACAGCCGTTGGACGTTGTGAGACATTGCCTACAGGAATTATAAAACTACCTGTGCCATTAGAAATTACAGTATCAGCATATAATGTTCTCCAGTTTTGACTAACAGAACCTAAATCATATGTATCTGTGACATCT